ACCCAAGGTTTTGAAGCAATATACCTTTTATAAGCAGTAAAGGTATCAATGCTATCGTCAAATTTCCATTCCACAGGCATTGCCCGAGCAAATGGAGTCACACTGGTTATCTTTCCTTTTGGAAACAAATAATAAGCAGACACAAGAGTATTATAGCACGAATGGGTTTTACCATATCGCATAGAATACTCATCACACAAGTTCATTCCCCACTTAATCAACCAATAGGCATTGTGGATACTATCCATTGCCCATTTGGTGCAGGGGTGATTACGAAACGCACCCTTTTCAGTTCTGTAGGGAGTGCCGTCAGTCTTAGGCAGAGTGCCGTAATTATGACCCCACTTTTCAGATGCCACAATGGAAAGCATCTGACAACACTCCAGTGGCATTTTAACAATATGTTTGTCAGGGAGACAGGTAGCACTCTCAGCAGGCCAGGGAGAAGTTACAAAGATGTTCATCAGAAACAATACTTTCGAACATAGTGTCGAACTTTTTCTGGTTTGTCTTCAAAGTAAAATGCCTCGTGTTCTTTCTGTGTCGCTTTATAGGATTGAGTAATACTCACAGATTTTTTGATATCTTCCATTTTATTCCAAGGAAGAGGCATTGATTTTGCAGAAATACCAATCGGTTCATTACGATTGCAAATCTGTGCAGCGTGAAATGCTTCGTGAAAGACTGTTTCATTCACATAACGACGCATATCCCAACCACCATTTTTGATGTTCTTGGTGCATACAACAAATTTATTTGGAGTTTGAGCATAACCAAAAACTTGATTATTTCGACACAATCCAATATTTTCGTGAATATGAAACTTGGCAGAAATCAAATCACGAATCAGTTGTTGACCCTGTGGGTTCAGATAAAGTAAAAATTCCATCATCCAAAGGTTGAATCAGGTTCCAGAGCAATATAGTAGCAAAGTTCGTGATTCTTGCTGGTGAATCGTGATAGAAGTTTTTGTGACACAACCACCTCATATGTTCCAGGAAGAATCTTAATGTTTTCTACCTTGAAGTTAAACACAAACTCAGAATCAGTTTCGCCAACAACTTCTTCGTGAGCATTAGAAGTGTCATTCTTTTTATCACGAACAACTAGTTTCACTACACCATTTTCACCAACAGCAGAAATATCTGGTAGTTGAAGAACGGAAGCAGCCTTAAGGAGTTTATCAAGAACTTGAGTATTCAGTTCAAAACAAACATCTTCAGTAGGGAGATTGATTGCTTTATCTGGAGGAGTAATGATGACATTTGGGTCAGCAAAGAAATACTTTGAACGAGACCTACCTTCACGGACAACAACATATCCATCATTTGCAAAATCCAGTTCAGGACTTTGATAGAGACCCAAGTTATTCAGGAACTGATTGAGATCATAGATACCAAAGTCTTTAGGCAGATCTTCAGTAATCGTTGCCTCAGCAAGAATATTTTTCATCACACTGATTGTGCGAAGTTTACTCCCCTCTTTAAACAAAATAGATTGATTAATGGAGGAAAAGTTCTTGAGGACAGAAATAGTTTTATCAGATAGTTTCATAATCAATAGTTGTAAGTATTAGTGGTGTTCTTGTGAAGTCCAGCAAAATGATAGAGCAAAACGCAATAGTGAATCGCTTTTAGAATATCTTGCTTAGACTTACCATTCTTTTTACCAAACCGAGAGAGATACTTGATAGCATTTGAGCGAGTGAATGCTTCTGCATCTCCAATGCTCTCAATCAAATCCAGCGTTTGAGTTTTAGAAGTTTCGGAGGTGTAGTGAGAATGATAGGTGCTAGAGAGATACTGCTCTACCTCTTTCAGAGTCTTATCTTCTTCGTATTTCCAGAAACCATTTTTGTTAGTATCGTTTGGCACAGTCACATTGAATGTAGAAGGATATCCAAATGAAATGTGGTCTTCACCAAGTCCACCAGAGAGATATGATCCGAAAATAGGAACATCTGAAGGAGTATATAGATTTCCAGTCAAACTAATACCATCATCTTCCCAGAAGTCTTGATTCATAGGCACAGTGTCCGCTGCAGGAACTGCAGAAAATCCCTCAGGGAGAAGACTTTCATAAGTACTTTCAAAGTTTTCAGACATTTTGATTCATAGTAAAGGACAAAAAGGAGACACTTTTATCTCCTCATATTCTATCAGGACTGAGGTTCTGCGTCAACAGGAAGTTGAAAATCAGCGTCCACCTTGTCATAAAGTTCCAGGAAGGACTGTTTGGTTTCATCATCAAAGCGATTTACGCATACTTGGATTGCTTTTGCTTTGTCTTGGAAGATACTATAAGCACGAACAATATGAACCAGACGGCGAGTACTAATGATTTCCTCAATGCCACCATCATAAAAAGTCTTACGGATGATGTCAGCCCAATCAACAAGTCGCTTACAGAAGTCAGCATCCTCAACACCAAGTTCTTGAGCAACACCATCTAGAATCTTCTGTTCGATGGTGGGAGCAGGATAGGACTGCTCAAAGGTCACAGGGAATCGCTCAAGGAATGCTTCGTTGAGCACATTAGTACCAATAAAACGACCATCATCAGAACCTTTGCCTTTGGTGTTAGCAGTGGCAATCACATTAAATCCAATGGCAGGTTTGACCCAGCGACCAATCTTCTTCAAGAAAACACCTTTGCCTTCCAAGATAGACTGAAGACACAGAATCTTGTTAGATGCAAGGTCAATCTCATCTAGCAACAGCACAGCACCACGCTCCAGTGCTTCAATCACAGGACCATTGTGCCAGACAGTTTCGCCATTCACAAGACGGAAACCGCCAATCAGGTCATCCTCATCGGTTTCAATCGTGATATTAACACGAATCAGTTCACGCTTCAGTTGAGCACACGCTTGTTCCACACTGAGCGTTTTACCATTACCCGAAAGACCCGTGATGAACGCAGGGTAAAAGATACGGGACTGAATAATCTTTTTAATATCATTAAAGTTACCAAACTTGACGAAGGTATCATCTTTATCAGGAATGAGATTTTGTTCGATAGCAGGCAGAGCGGCAGGTGCTTGATATGCTTTCTCCATTTTGCCAATAACGGTCGGAGTCACTTCCAGATTCCACTTACCACGACCGACCCTGAAAGGCTCAAGGCGCTTGGTTACAGTAGGATAAGAAACATTTTTTGACGCACAATATCCACGAACATCTGCTGCAGTAAATTCTTTGCCGAAAGTATTTCGAAGATCGGTGAGAATCTGATCGTCGTTCATTTTGGTGCGAGACATAATGGGGTTTTTAACTAAAGTCATTATAAAACTAAAAAGGGGTCACTAAGACCCCCGGTGGTCAGTTTACCAACTGGTTCTTCAGTTTTTCAAAGGATTCTCTGCTGGCAATTTTTCCTTTGTAACCAGGATAAAACTTCTCTACTATCGCAGGAATACCCATAGCAGTAATTGCGCTGTTACAAATCACCCACACTTCTTTGGTGTCGTATTTGACCACATGCTCTAACGGAAATTTGGATTTCATTTTAATCCTCAACGGTAAATGTTTTATTCTTAACTCTGGTGTCAAACTCACCAGTTCTACCAGGTTTCATACTTCCTATTTTAACATTTTTTCCCTCTCCTGGGAAGGAAGTGTCTGAAGTTCCTTTAAGTGTAGCACCTCCACCTGGTTTGCGTTGAATTAGAACAGAATCCTGGTCATATTTCTTTCCTAATTTTTCAATTACTTTTTTAAATTTTCTTTTACCCATTTTTCCTGGAGTAATAATATGAGATTTTTCGCCCACTTTCCTCTCCTGTGAGGTGCCTGGATTCTCTGTATATCTACCAGAGACTTTTGTAGGACCAGGAAGTCCAGCACCTCTAATATCACGCTCAAGTTGCCGTGAACGTGCTTTGTTTTCTGCCTTTGATTTATCACCACGCTGAGCAGACATAATTGCCATACCACCTTTCTCCGACTTACTCATCACACGAGTCAGTGAAGTTTCGCTTACTAATTCTTCAGAAAATCTTTTCTTGCCTTTTGGATTTTTAATTGTTCCCGTTCTCATTCTTTCAAGTGCTTGAGCATTTTTTAATGCTGTATTTGCTTGTGTTCTTGAAATAGTTCGTTCATCTGGTTGTGAAGATTTTGAGGGTGTCATTGGTTTTTTACCATCACCAAGACGATCAGCAACTGCTAATTTTAATATCTCTGGTTGATTTCTTCTTGTTACAAAATTAGTAATCTTTCCACGTAATCCCACAGTTTTCATTTCCCCTG